GAGTTGATTGTTCCTCCACATGGTACTGCCATGACTCAGGGCTTTCATTCATTTGATCATCCGGTTAGAATTGATAGTTTTCAACCTCACGGGCATCTACGTTTAAGAGCAGCTTCTTTAGAAATTTACTATCCTGAAACAGGTAGAACTGAACAAATCAGTCAAATTTCTAATTGGAGTGCAACATGGCATCACAGTCATTTGTATGAAGAAGATGTGGCTCCGTTACTTCCAGTTGGAGCTACCCTTGTAATCAAGCAGTGGTATGATAACACAGTCAACAACCCGAACAATCCTGATCCAGATTTCTGGGTAGTTGACGGTAGTCGTACAGCAGACGAAATGTCTCACGCTTGGATTGCGGTAACTCATTTGGACGAAGAAGGTTATGCTGAGTTGGTTGAAGAAAGGGCAGCTGCGCAGTTACAGTCAGTAGTTTCTAACTAAACCTTAGATCAAAGGAGCCAGGAAAACTTGGCTCCTTTTTATTACATTCCAGAGAGTAATATGAAAGTAGAAAAATCTGAAATTAATATAATACCAATACCCACAAGTAAACAGCAAACTGCACTAATAGAACAATCTGTACAACGAAGACAAAATGAAAATCTTGTACACGAAATATTATATTTGTATAATTCCTCTGGTCAATTGATCGAATCGCAAGTACATAAGCTTAACGCATTAGTATAAAAATAATTAAAAAAAGGTGTACATTAACTAGAAAGCGTAGTATAATATTCTTATCTTATTAAAAAGGTAGATAGTAAGAGATAAGAAACGCCACATAATCTGTAAAAAAAGGTGTACATTATATAGAAAGTGTGGTATAATAATCTTATCTTATTAAATACCTAGTAAGATAAACTTTAATATTAATATATACAGGAAAACTGATATGACAAATGTAACAACAACTGTAACAAAAGAATCACGTGTACTTGCAGCTCTTCAGGCTGATTCAAAAGGTCTTACCGCTGCTCAGATGACGTCACGTTTCGCCGTAGTTAATCCCACTGCTACTATTACCAATCTTCGTCAGAAAGGCTTTGCAATTTATGCAAATCGCTTGACAAATAAAGGTGGTGAAACCCGTACCTTCTATCGACTCGGTACACCAAGCCGATCGCTTGTTGCAGCAGGTTATCGTGCACGTGCAGCTGCTCGTCTTTACGGCATTACAGTGTAAGTAAATAAATAGGCGCGAGGAGATCAATTGATCTCCTCAGCTTTTTTGGACGTATTGTTATGTATCTCACAGTAAAAGATATTCGCAAACACTTTATTGATGAACTAAAAAATAAAAATTTTACTTTAGATAAAACCGGTCAAAAAACAATTGAAATTATTGGTGCATCGTTTATTGCAGATGAAGCAGCAATATTTGGTCAAGTAAATAAAGAATATATTGATTCTGAAATTGCTTGGTATAGATCACAATCCACAAATATAAATGATATCTTCAATGATGGTAGAAGTCCACCAAAAGCGTGGCAGTTATCGTCAAATGACCATGGAGAAATCAATTCAAATTACGGTACTCTTATTTGGTCTAAGAAATATTACAACCAATATAATAACGTACTAAGAGAATTACGCAATAATCCAGATGGTCGTCGTGCAGCGATGATTTATAATCGTCCTTCTATTTGGGTTGAGTTTGATGAAAATGGAAAATCAGATTTTATTTGCACTAATGCTGTAACTTACTATATTCGTAATAAGTTACTATATGCTGTTGTACAAATGCGATCTAACGATGTTGTATATGGATATAAGAATGATTATGCATGGCAAGAGTATGTGTTAACACAACTTGCTACTCAGCTAAGTATTGGCACTGGTAGTATTATCTGGCAAGTTCAAAACCTTCACGTTTATGAGCGCCATTTTGATTTGGTAAAATAATGAATATTGCTCCTATTAGGAATTCCGATAAAACTTGGAATCTTAGATTTTTATCTTTAGCAAAAGAAATATCTACATGGTCAAAGGATCCATCGCGCCAAATTGGTGCGATTGCCGTTTCTGAAAAAGGCCAAGTATTATCTCAAGGTTATAATGGCTTTCCTAGAAATGTAAAAGACACCTTTGAAAGACTACATACCAAAGAACAAAAATACAAGTATGTAGTTCATGCAGAAATGAATGTAATATATAATGCTACATATACTGGCGTTTCTCTTGATGGAGCTACATTATATGTTTTTGGATTACCGGTTTGTTCAGAATGTGCTAAAGGCGTTATTCAAACTGGAATAAAGCACGTAATAATGTCAATAGAAGAAGATTATAAAGTGACTGATCGTTGGATGCAGTCATTTGAAATAACGAAAGAAATGTTTGATGAAGCAGGAATTACTTGGGAGTTTTTATGGATAAATTAGGTCGAGAAAACCGTGAAGCTAACAGAATATTATGATGAATATCTTCGGTACTTTGAACTTGCAAAGGATCAACAAGCAAAGTGTAACCTAGGAACAGTTCCATATCTTGAAAGCAATATGAACGACGATCTTCTCGAGAACGTCGAATTGTACGATGTTGTTGAACGCAAGTTTGCCGGCTTTTCTCAGATCGTAAACGATGTTTTCTATGGCTGGACTGATAAGCATCCTTACTTCCATAAGATGGAACAAGGCTTCCACACACGGGAGCGTGGGTACATCGCCCGTGACTGGACAGGTAAGCATGACGACTTTGATTTACCAGAGTGGTTATACATATTTATTCTTCACCGTGTCACAGGCTCTGGCATTAACTATTCAAAGAAACCATCCGGTTATCACAACACACTGCTTCCACATCTATATCAATATACGTCGATCGAAGATATGGTTCGTCGTGTGAACTCTCATCAACATCCATTTTTTACATCGGTCGGTTATCAGTTTCCTGCATTCCCTAAGGTACCTGCTGGTTTAAAGTACAAGAAAGGTGGCGACTATTATCTATCCGAGTTTGCTCCGCGTCTAGCACGTGACCTTGCTGAGTGGCTTCAGGGTAACAATGCCAAGAGAGATCTTCGTGAGATCGGAGATTGGATGTTGGCATGGAATGTTACTAATGGTCTTCGTCAATACAAGTTTCAGTATGCAGCGGTTGTTGCTGACATTGCTGACTGGTATCCAGAGTACTGCAATCTTGAGAGTCCGTTCTACTATGGTACGAATGCAGTCGAGTGCATCTCCTATCTAGCAGACAACACGGATAGAATAAAAAAAGAACTATTTCTTGATAGGGTAATGGAAAAGATTTATGCAGACACGGGTGCATACCCGTACAATGCAGAAGATGTATGTTGCGACTTTATCAGATGGGTCGAGAACTATGTTAAGCCAGGATCAGACTATAACCATCTTTGTTTTGACTCTGTCTGGTCTTCCTGTAAAATTAAGGATCACCCGTACGGGCGTCAACGTGCGATGCTAGATCTCGGACTCATCAAGACCTTTAATAGTATGACTGCTCATCCATCAGATGACTATATACTCAAGCAGGCAGGCATCTCTGTCGAGCAATACAAAGCTTTAGTAAGGAATATGACATGAGCCACAATAAGCACGTAGTCGATGGATACAACCAAGATGTAGGATACAGATCTTGGCAAGAGGCAAAAGATTATTATTTAAATCTTGCGGCAACGTGGACAGATCCGTATCCTGATCCAGTAGTAACTATACACGATGGCATTCGGTGTGTGCGAGATGATCTCATCACAGGTACGAAGGTGCGTGGAGGAGATTGCCTCGTCTCAAAAATCAGTCAGTCAACAATCGTATACGTCCAGCCTCGTACTGGACTTGCAGGCGTTTCTCTTCTCGATGTAGCAAAACGCCATAATAAGAAGGTGAAGTTGTTCATGCCTTCTTCACAAACGATCTCTCACCATCAGGCATGTTGTATTGAACAAGGAGCAGATGCATCGTTTCATCGTATCGCTGCTATGCCAAATCTAAACAAGATCGCAAAAGATTGGGCAGATTCTCAGGAAGATGCGTTCTTTGTTCCACTCGGCCTGAAGCATGAGCTAGTTACTGCAGGTATCGTAATGGCTGCATCGAAGATTGATCCGCCCGATGAAGTCTATGTAGCTATCTCAACAGGCGTTCTTTCGCGAGCAATGCAGATTGCCTGGCCAAATGCCAAGTTCCATTCAGTTGCTGTGTCTCGTAATCTGAAAGCTGGCGAACTTGGTCGTGCTGATGTTATCTCAGAACCAATGGCTTTCCAACAAAGTGAAAAGGCCAAGAACCTGCCACCGTTCCCATGCATCGATACGTATGATGGTAAGGTGTGGAAGTACATTCCTAAAAACACCGGTAAAAACATTCTTTTCTGGAACGTTGGTAAGGAACCGGTACTTAACGATCCTACTATCTACGATCGTGTAAATAGTTATCGCGACTGGCCAAAAAAAGACATACCTTATGTAGCACTTGATATTTAAGAATAAAATATGAGCATTCTGATTACATCTCCATTCACTAACATCTCGTCTAACATTCATTCGCATCGTGCGGCCCAGGCTGCAATCTATGCTGAGCAATTGAGCGTTGCACTCTGTCGTCATGTTCATCTAGATCGGACTGGTAATATTGCCCCGGATACAAATGCATTTGATAGTGTATACGTCTATCATGGTAATGATTGGGGTGGTACGCTGAATCTCTTTGGTGGCATGAAAAATTATGGCAGCATTGATAATCTAATTCGGTACTCAAAGATCAAAGGCCCTATATATTCTCTGTGGATTGATCATCCAAAATATTCAGAGATGCTAAAGCCTCGTATGACCGGAGAGATCCATCCTGACTGGCACAAGGTTGATTGGGATAACTTAAAAATTATCGAAGATACTGCAATCACCATTCGTGAGATTGAATCTGTAAATCGTGTTGTAGCCGGCGACAGCCATGCTATTTGCATGTATCGTCCTGGTTGGTTTGTCAACTCCGTTCCGTTTAAGACGCTACACGGTGCACTCAAGGAGGGTTTGCAATCATTCATTAAACCACACCACGAGATCGCAGAATTTTACTTTGGCAACATCGATATTCGTCATCACCTTTGTCGTCAGCCTGATCCTGAAGCGGCTACTCGAGATTTAGCGAATAGATACTATACACAACTTAGCCAACTCGATCTTGCAAAGGTCTATGCATACGAGTTACTTCCTATCGAAAACGAATCTCGGGTTCTACCAAAAACTGGTTATTATAAAGGTACTCCGTTTTATGGTTCATGGGAAGATCGAAACAGATGTCGCCTTATCTTCAAGGACGAGATGAGAAAGCTGTGTGCGCATGGCAGTGTCAACTTCATCGAGTGGGTTGAGTACCTAGGTAATGATAAAGACGAACTTGATTTTTCCCACATGGAAAAGCCAAAGTCCGTTCATCTATCGCGAGCATCATATCCACACTGGCAAGGTCACAAATGGTCTGGCCTTTCAGGAAACGCACCTGCAACACTAGAAGACTTCTTTGCATAACAAAATACTTAAAACAAAGCAGTGTACAATTATATCAATTAATGATATAATAGCACACTATACTAAATAAAGGTGAATCAAAATGTCAGTAATGGATAAACTTAGAAAGAACTCAAAACTAGATCATACTGAAGTTCTTTCAAAATCAAAATTCTTTATTTCAAAAGATATGGTTACAACAGATGTGCCTATGATTAACGTTGCACTATCTGGATCTATAGATGGTGGACTTACCCCAGGTATGACCGTACTTGCTGGTCCAAGTAAACATTTCAAAACTTCATTTGCGCTACTAATGGCTGGCGCTTATATGAAAAAATATCCAGAAGCTATTATGTTATTTTACGATTCTGAATTTGGTTCTCCACAATCGTATTTTGAATCATTTGATATTGATACGAGTCGCGTTTTACATACACCTATTACTAATGTTGAAGAACTTAAATTTGATCTTATCAATCAATTAGAAGTAATTGAACGTGGTGAAAAGGTTATTATCGTAATTGACTCTATTGGTAATCTTGCTTCGAAGAAAGAATTAGAAGATACCATTAATGAAAAATCTGTAGCTGACATGTCTAGAGCTAAAGCACTCAAAGGATTATTTCGTATGTCAACTCCGTATTTGACTATGAAAGATATTCCAATGCTTGCGGTAAATCACACGTATCAAGAAATTGGACTTTTTCCTAAAGCAGTAGTGAGTGGTGGCACGGGTATTTATTATTCTGCAGATAATATTTGGATTCTTGGACGCAGACAGAATAAAACTGGTACAGAAGTAACTGGTTATGAGTTTGTTATCAATGTAGAAAAATCACGATTTGTAAAAGAAAAATCTAAAGTACCTATCACTGTAACTTGGGAAGGCGGTATTGAAAAATATTCTGGTCTACTTGAAGTTGCTATGGCTGGTGGTTATGTGCAAAAGCCTTCTAATGGTTGGTACGAAGCAATAAACCCAGCAACTGGTGAAGTAACTTCTGGTAAATTTCGTGAAGCACAAACCTTATTAGAAGAATTTTGGCTTCCAATCTTTAAAAATACAGACTTTAAAGAATTTGTAAAGCAACACTACACTATTGGATATAGATCTCAAATTCCGGAAGAAGTATTTGAAGGTGTACTTCAGAGTGATACTGATGTATAATAGAATATCAAAATACGATTATGCACAGATATCTTATATGAAAGAGTCTGATCATGACTCTATTAAGATACTCACTGGAGAATATGCTGGCACAGTTGTTACATATGGCAAAATATGTTTAACAGAACCAACTCTAGAAGATCCTGATGCTGAAATAATATTTTCGTATGAATATGTTGTTAATGAATCTAATTTGGATACTAAGACATTAGAGTCAAATGAATTCAAAACATATCTTGGTGACATGCTTCAGGTGATTATACTTGAAGCACTTGAACATAATAATTTTGCTATTGGAGTAAAGCCAGTTGATACAAACAGTCATTTTGAAAAATCTTATAACTAACGATGATTTTACTCGTAAAGTTATTCCATTTTTGCGTAAAGATTATTTCGAAGGTTCACATCGTATAATTTTCGATAAGATTTTAGCGTTTGTAAGTAAGTATAATAAACTACCTACGATAGAATCTTTAAAGGTTGATTTAAGTGAAGAGATTATTAATAACTCTCAATTTGCAGAAGCGGCTGGAGTAGTTAATGAAATTGTTAACATATCTGAAAAACCAGACCTAGAATGGCTTTTGAATCACACAGAGAAATGGTGTCAAGATAGAGCAATCCATCTTGCAATCATGAAGTCTATTTCTATCATTGATGGTAAAGACCCAGAGCTTACAAAGAATGCTTTGCCAGAACTATTATCTGAAGCCTTATCAGTATGCTTTGATAATAACATTGGCCATGATTACTTATTGAATGGCGAAGAACGTTATGACTCGTATCATATGGTAGAAGATAAAATACCATTTGACTTAGAAAAATTTAACGAAATCACAAAAGGTGGATTACCAAAGAAAACTTTGAATATTGCACTTGCTGGTACTGGTGTTGGTAAATCTCTTTTTATGTGTCACATTGCTGGCTCTGTCCTTTCTCAGGGAAAGAATGCTTTGTACATTACTATGGAAATGTCTGAAGAAAAGATTGCTGAACGTATCGATGCAAATTTAATGAATGTATCGATCAATCACCTAGGTAATCTTTCGAAAGAAGCATTTACTAATAAAGTAAAAAATATTGGTGAACGATCGCATGGCCAGATAATTATTAAAGAGTATCCTACTGGTGCTGCTCATGTTGGTCATTTTAGAGCACTGCTAAAAGAACTCAAAATGAAAAAGAATTTTATACCAGATATTATCTTTATTGATTATCTAAACATATGTTCTTCTTCTCGTATGAAAGGTATGGGTGGAGCAATTAATTCATATAGTTATATTAAAGCAATTGCTGAAGAGATTCGTGGTTTAGCTGTTGAGTTTAATGTTCCTATTGTATCAGCAACTCAAACTACTCGATCTGGCTTTGC